GATCGGCCACCTGCTCGGCGGACACGCCCTCATGCGCGAGCTGGTCGAGTTCCTGACCGGCGCCGAGCTGATGTCGCCGGGTGTCGTGCATCGGTCGGAGGTCGAGTGATGTGGGGCGCAAGCCGTGCATCGTGTGCGGCTACCCCTCCGACCAGGCGCGCTGCGAGGCGCACCGCAAGTCCAACCGCAGCCTGCTGGCGCCGCTCGATTCCCGGCACACGAAGCTCAAGAAGGCGACGGTCGCGGCCTGGGTGCGGATCAACGGCTGGGTCTGCCCCGGCTTCCGGCGCCCCGCGCACCGCGTCGGCGAGGGCGGCCTGGAAGGCGAACACATCGTCCCGCGCTCGCTTCGCCCCGACCTGGCGTACGAGCCCAGCAACATGAGCGTGCTCTGTCGCTCGTGTAACGCCCGCAAGGGCAAGAAACTTCTCTGAAGGGAGGCCGCTGATGGCCGGAATGGGTGCTCTTCCGAAGCCGGCCGACCAGCGTGCCCGGCGAAACCCCACCATCGCCATGCAGCAGCTGCCGGCTGAGGGCTACTCGGGCCCGGTGCCGGACTGGCCGTTCGACGATCACACCGCCGCCGAGCTGAAGCGCTGGCGCCGGCTCTGGTCGACGCCGCAGGCCGCCATGTGGGCCAAGAACGACATGGGGGACCTGGTCGCGCGCTACGTCCGGAACTGCCTGCTGATCGAGACCAGCAACTCGTCCGTCGCGCTGGCCTACATCACCGCCGAGGTGCGCCAGCAGGAAGACCGGCTCGGCCGCTCGCCTCTCGCGTTGATGCGGCTGCGCTGGGAGATCAGCTCGGACGAGGTCGGCGCGGTACGCGACCTCAACGAGCGGCGCGGCACTCGCGACCGCCTCAAGGCCGTCGATCCGAAGCTGGCTAAGGAGAGCTGAACTGCCGTGGCGCGGTGAGGACTACCCGGGGGACTTTCCGACCCTCGGGTACCTCGTCGCGGACTGGATCGAAGAGAACCTGATCGTCCCGGACGGCCTGAAGAAGGGCCTTCCGTTCATCCTCACCAACGAGCAGATCAACCACCTGTTGTGGACCTACCGGCTGAAGCCCCAGGCACGTCCGGAGATGGGTTCGCAGGCCTTCACGTACTACGGGGCGTTGTTGGTGCGTCCGCAGAAGTCGGGTAAGGACCCGATCGCGGCGGCGCAGGCGTGTGCGCAGGCCCTCGGCCCGGTTCGGTTCGCCGGTTGGGACGCCGCCGGCGAACCGGTCGGGATGGAGATGCCGACGCCCTGGATTCAGTGCGCAGCGAACTCAGAAGATCAGGTGGACAACACCTACCGGCCGATCTTCACCATGCTCACTGAGGGTCCGATCGCCAACCTGCCCGGGCTGGACGTCGGGCTCGGCCGGACCAACCTGCCGACCGGCGGCCGGATCGAACCGGTCACGGCGCAGGCCCGCTCCAGGTTGGGCGCGCGGATCACGTACGCGACCTTCACCGAGAGCGGGCTCTACACCGAGGTCTCCGGCGGGCTGGCGCTCGCGCGCACCATGAAGCGCGGCCTGGCCGGCATGGACGGCCGCTGGATGGAGCTGACCAACGCCTGGGACCCGGCCGAGGAGAGCGTGGCCCAGCGGACCTACGCGGCGAAGGCTCCGGGCGTCTTCATCGACTACCGGCCGCCGCGCACGAGCGTGGATCTGGACGACGATGCGGCGCTGCGGGCCGAGCTGGTCTACGTCTACGGCGATTCGGCCGTCGAGAACGGCGGTTGGGTCCGCATCGACCGGATCATGGACGAGATCCGCGACCCGGCCACCGGCAAGCACGAGGCCAGGCGCTTCTTCCTCAACGAGGTCACGGTCGGCTCCTCGGATGCCGTCGATGCCATCAAGTGGGCCGCGCAGGCCCGGCCAAATGAGAAGCTGGAGCCCCTGGAGCGCATCGCGTTGGGGTTTACGGGCACCCAGAAGGACTCCGCGAGCCTGGTGGCCTGCCGGATGAGCGATGGACGGCTTTTCCACCTCCGTACGTGGGAAAAACCGCCGGAAATGCCCTCAACGAGGTGGAAAATCCCCCGAGAAGACGTTTCGGCGGCCGTAGACGACGCTTGGCTCGGATATCGGGTTTTGACGATGCTGTGCAACCCCCAGCATTGGCAAAATGAGGTAAATGAGTGGGCCGGCCAATATGGCGCGAAATTGGAGAATTGGGCCAAGAAAGCGGGCGATTTCCAGCCCGATGTGCTCGAATTGTGGCTCAACTCCGAGATGCGAATGGACCAGATCATTGAACGGTTCCAAACAGCGCATCAGGGCAACGAAATCACCCATGACAACGACCCGACGCTGACTTTGCACGCCCTGTCGTCGGCAATCGCCGATGGGAAGCGCCGATCGAGCGCTGAGGACCGTATGCCGGGTCAGACCGAGTTCTACCGACGAATCGTGCGAAAAATCGCTGGAGCGTCGATTTCCGCGTTTTTGGGCGCTCTGCTCGCCAATGAGGCGCGCGGCTGGGCAATTGAGCACGGCGCGCTCATGACAGACGACGGACCCCCGTCCATTTGGTAAAGGAGGTGTGGGAAATGCCAGAGCTGCACCCCCGCTACGGAATGCTCGCCTATTACGGATATCGCGAGAATGCCGGCCGCAAGTCGCTGGTCACCGGCGCGGAGCTGCCCCGCTGGGAGGACCTACCCCCAGAGATCCAACGAGCCTGGATCGCCGCCGCAGCGGCCGTCCTGAGCGGCGAGATCACCGGGACCGACGCATGACCGAGACGAAGGCGAAGGGGGTGGACTGGATGGCCTTGCTCCTCCTCCTCGTGGAGGTTCTGTTCGCGCTCGTCGCCCTGGTCGGTGTCTGGTCCATCTACTGGCCGGCGGCGCTCATCATCGGCGGCGTCTTTGGAGTCGTTGCGCTGGAACGCATCCAGGCCCACTACCAGGCCGCCAAGATGCCTGAGCCGCGCCGTCTGGAGCGTGTCGCATGAGCATCTTCGGGCTCTTCGAGCAGCGCTCCACCATCGAGAACCCCGCCTACCCGCTGACGTCGCTGGCCCTGCTGGACCATCTGAACCGCACCTCGCTCAGCGAGGCCGGGGTGCCGGTCACTCCCGAGAACTCGCTGGCGATGTCCGCCGTCTGGCGCGGGACCAACCTGCTGTCCAACTTGGGCGGCGCGCTGCCGCTGCACGTCTACGAGGGTGACGAGCAGGTCGACAACGCGCTGCTGGACGACCCGCACCCCGACCTCACCATCTGCGAGCTGTGGCGGCTGTCCTACGCCCATCGCTGCCTGTGGGGCAACAGCTACACCCAGAAGATCCGGAACAACGCTGGCGAGGTCATCAACCTGTTCCCGATCTCGCCGTGGCGGATGCGGGTCGGCAAGGCGCGCAAGCCGATCCCGGAGAACCCGACTGGCAAGATCTTCGAGTTCACCAAGGACAACGGCGAGGTCGAGTCGTTCACCCCGCGCGAGATCTTCCACGTGCCCGGGTTCAACTACGACGGGGTCACCGGCGTGTCGCCGGTTCGGTTGGCTACCAACGCCATCGGGCTGTCCATCGCGGCCGAGCAGTCGGCCTCCCGGCTCTTCGCGTCGGGCAACCTGCTCTCTGGCGTGCTGCAGACCGAGCAGCGGCTGTCCAAGGACTCCGCGGATGCGTTGCAGCGCAGATGGAAGGAGAAGTTCGCCGGCAGCGGCCGGGCGCACGAGGTGGCCGTGCTGGACGCCGGCGTGAGCTTCGAGTCCATGACGATGCCCAGCGCGGACGCCCAGATGCTGGAGTCGCGCGACTTCCAGGTCACGGAGCTGGCCCGGTTCTTCGGCATCCCGCCCTACCTCATGTTCCAGACCATGAAGTCCACGAGCTGGGGCACCGGCCTGGAGCAGCAGGCCACTGGCTTCGTGAAGTTCGACCTGCACCCCGGCTGGCTGGCGCCCACCGAGCAGCGGGTGACCAAGGAGCTGCTGCCGGACGGCCAGCGGGCCAAGTACGCCATCGAGGGCCTGCTGCGCGGCGACACCACCTCGCGTGCCGAGTACTACCGCGTCATGCGCGAGATCGGCGCCTTCTGTGCCGACGACATCCGCAAGCTTGAGGACATGCCGCCGATCCCCGAGGGCGGCGACGTGTTCCTGCAGCCGATGAACATGGTCCCGCTCGGCACCACGCCCGAGGACCTGGCGAAGGCCCAGGCCATGTCCAAGCCGCCCAACCCCAACCCGGCCGCCGCCAAGCCGGCCCCGAAGGGCGGGGTGAACAAGTAATGCCGATGGGAGCACGCCCCGTCGCGGGCGAGATTCCGTGGACCACCGTCGGTGGCCAGATCTACGACTCGGTGCAGGGCCCGATGGCCAGCCTCACCCAGACCGCCACCCAGTCGGTCGCGAACGGCGCCGACACGGCCATCGCGTTCGACACCGAGTTCATCGACACCCACAACGGGCACGACACCGTCACCAACAACGAGCGGTGGACTTGCCCGTCCGGCTGGGACGGCTACTACTTCGTTTCCGGATCGGTCTTCCTGGCTTCTGGCGCCGCCGGCGTCCGGGTGGTCTGGCTGCGCAAGAACGCCGGGTCGGAGATCCCTGGCTCGGTGAACCGGCGCAGTCCGTGGAGCGGTGGCGACGGTGACGGCCTGGTGTGCGGCACCTGCGTCGTCTTCCTGGCGGCGGGGGACTACGTGACGTTGCACGTCATCCACACCCAAGGCGCAGCGATCAACACCCTGGCCTCGGGCCAGTACGTGTCCGGTCTCAACGTCGGCTTCATGCGGTTCTGAGGCCGCCATGACCACTTCTACGAAAGGAGCGGGGATGACCCGCAGGTCCGCAGTGATGGAAGCCGAGCACCGCGGTCTGCCGTCCGCTGCCGCTCGCATTGCAATCCGCGCCGACGACAAGAGCGCCGATGACGAGCGCTTCGTCGGCCACGCCGCCGTGTTCGACGTCCGTACCTCGATCGGCAACCCCCTCAAGTGGGGGTTCTACGAGGAGCTGGCGAGCGGCTGCTTCACCAAGACGCTCAAGGAGTGCGACGCGCGCTTCCTGCTCGACCACGACAGCTACTACGTGGTCAGCCGGATGTCGGCCGACACCCTGACGCTGAAGGAGGACAAGACCGGCCTGGCCGTCGACTCCGACCTGGACGTCAACCTGTCCTACGTCAAGGACCTGAAGGCCAACGTCCGCAACGGCAACGTGACTGGGATGTCCTTCGGCTTCTACGTCGTGAAGGACCAGTGGAGCACCGAAGAGGTCGAGGTTACCGGCTCCAAGGAGCCGATCGAGGTGGAGGTCCGCCGCATTCTGGAGGTCCGCCTGGTCGAGGTCTCCGCGGTCACCTTCCCGGCCTATGACGCCACCGACGCCGGCCTGCGGGACGTCTCCCGCACGCTGCGCGCCCGGGGCGACGTGGAGGCGATCAAGCGCCGCATCGAGGTCCGCCCCGAGCTGGAAGTCCTGCTCGACGAGATCTCTGCTCGTTCGCCCCGACAGTCCACTGTGGAGGAGTCCACTGTGGAAGACGATGTTGTAGAGTCCTCGGCAGAGGAGCCGGGTGAGTCCACTCCTCGTCAGAGCGATAGCGAGACCGAAGAGAGCACCGAGCCGGCAGAGACCACTCGGAACGCGCCTTCCGCCGAGCTACTGGCTGCGGCACGCATGCGCGTCCTTCGGACGCAGCTACGACGCCCGGTCGCCGCCTGATCCCTTCCCCGGCAGCACACCCGTTCTTGCGCGCGGTGTTGCCTCAACCTCTGCGAGGAGAACGCACATGAGCGTGATGCTGCGCGACAAGGTCGACCAGCAGAACCGTCTCTGGAACCGCATGCAGGAGATCCAGCGTGTGGCCGAGGACGAGAAGCGTGACTGGACCGCCGAGCTC